GTTTTATTCCAGTGTCGAAAGACTTCTGTTCTAAACATGCACTGTCAACATATTCACGTTGGTCCAATCTACGGGCTGGACCCATACAAACCGTTCTTATGCGTGAGAAACCTTTCGTTTCTCACGGCCAAGTCGAGGGGTATGAAGTCCATGAAAATTCCAAGTGGTTGTTTGGCGTTAATGTAACGTCAATCACGGCTGCTGGAGACTCCGGCGTTCCCGTCACCTCTCGCAACTCAGTTGTCGGAGTGCACGTCGGAGGTTTGGGAAAGAAGAATATAGTTGTACCTTTTGGTCCTATTCTTACTGTGTTGTTTCCTAAACAATTCTCCCTCCAGCAGGATAAGCCTGAAACTGCCCGTAGTGACTATGAGCCGATCTTTGAAGAATTGTCGTCGGAAGACTACTTTTCGGTTAAAGGTCGGAAGAGAGAAAGACGTCGTCGTCTTCCGAGACCCGCTATAGACTATTCTAGACTATCACGTCAAGAACAGTCTTATACGAAGGAATTGGAAAACAGCGGTAAAGCTTACGTAATAGTAGATCAGAATGGACATTACGCCGTTTATACGGATGATGAAGCTTCTGACAGAGATTACTCCGAAGACGAAGGTTATACCAACGATATCTATGAAAATTTGCACGGAGACAAAGAAGTTGAGACGGATTTCCGGCTCGCTCTTCCCACAAGGGGGAAGAGCTTGAGCTTGAAAACCTTGACTCCTCCTTTGCCAGTGGTTACACCTGGGGTAAAGTCGCCGATTACGGCCCTTTCGCCTGTTATGGCACTTTGCCAGACACAGCCCCCAGACCAAGACCATCTAAGCGAGTCCCGATTCCAGAAAATATACTCTCTGAGTTCCCGAAACTCAGAGGCTATTCTTACCCTGGGAACCCAACTCCAGACCGTGTTAGATCAGCTCTCTGGCTTACAGTCAAGGACAAAACAGCCAGACGCCCTCCAACAGCTCCCAGAGCCTCCTTCGACTGTATCCCTGGATACAGCGTCGAGCACTTCTTCGAAGAACCGACGCAGGAGGGGGCAAAAGAATTAATTAGTAAAGTTATAGAATTTGTCCAAAAGGACTCCAATCCTGGATTTCCTTTAAACAGAGTCTACTCTACTAACAAGGAAGCTATTGCAGCGGAAAGAGACAATATAATCGAACGAGCATCCGTGAGGCTTTTCCGTATCGCTACGGAAAAGGTACCAGATAATCCGGTAGAAATTGTGAAGCAGGGTTTCAGAGATCCAATCTCCCCTTTCATAAAAGATGAGCCACACCCCGAAAGGAAAATCCTTTCAGGAAAATGGCGTATTGTTTCGTGTGTTAGTCTTATTGACCAATTAGTAGAAC